ACAGGCAATCGCGGCAAACGCACAAATCCGTGCACCGACCATACCAGTCCTTCCGTTGGGAGACGGGATCGAACACGTGCACAAATGGAGCGAAGCCCGCGCATGGCGGCAAAGACTAGCGCATCATCTAGCTCAACACGCTCAACCAGGTAGCGGCGACACTAGCGACGAAACGGCCCGTTGCGTGTAGGATTTCCACGCACTCACCGCTCCGAAGCAGACTTTGAACACCTGGACCGAAGCAATCGGCAGAATTAAACTATGGTACTAGGACCTTGACAGACTAGCGGGTTTCGGTGTAGACACCTTATTTAGATACGCTAAAATCGTACCGGCTGACGCAGCGTATTTCATAGCGGAAGAACGCGTACTTAAGGCCTCAACCAGCAACGTATAGGACGTGCGCATCCGAGCAGCGACAGAGCAGGACTGCTTGAAATACGAGATAAGGCATGTTCTGCAGCCACCCCCCCAGACCATCTAACTGCAGGAATTAACGTAGTCCACTCCAGGTGCGAAGAAGTAGAAAACCCGCGGGCCGATGAGTAAACCGCGCAACACTGACAACCTGCCACGGGACGAGAAACGCGTGCTCGGCGATCTACCAACAAAAGATGGGCCTTAGAGCGCCCCCGAGGAACCGGAACAAGCAGCGAACGAAGGTAGCAGCTCACCCGACATGCACACCCCCCCGAGCGAACTTAGCTGCCCCGATCCCAATACGCAGAGAATGCCTTTGCCGCCAGCGCCTGCGTTGCGCGCGTTACCGAAACAAGTCGTCGGCGACCGAGCCATACTAGATGTAAAATCGGAGTTGTCGCCACCCAAACCTCTTAGACGCAACCGTTTCACAGTGTCAGCAGCACAGTTGATACACCAGCATGTGGTAAAAGCACTGCCGCTGGAACACGTCGTGGCGACGGCAAGCAAAGTGTGCACCGCTGCGTCACGCTGGGCGCGATGGGTGGCCTCGCACGCGGTGCGTTTCGCGCGCAAAATTAGCCAATGGGTCATCCAAACTGTGTACACTTACACTTTCCGCCCGCTTATCAATCTCGCAATCCGGGACGTAAGAATCACGACCGAATAGACATTGTAGGTCGTCAACGACGCGGGCCGGCGCTTATTGGAGGACCCGAAAACACCCGCACCACCGTAGGCGAGCAAAGGAAACTGTGTCGGCCGCGTCACGCGTTGGTGGGAACGTCTGCGCGAGCGTTTGGTGGACGCTCCGGTACGGCGCGCGGCGGGACGGGCGCTTCTCAGTATACACGCTTCAGTCCAGTACGCCGCGGCCAATAACGCGCGACCGCAGTCGCCCGTTCGGACGCTCGGCAACAACGCCAGGGCTAGGCCCGGAGCCACCGCGGAGTAGTATTCTAAGCCTTTAGCGAGTCTTCTGTTGAAACAGGCGGCTACAGTGCAAGCAGGTCGTCTTTTGTATACAGGAGACGTGCGGCAATACGAAAACGCTTAACTCTAAAACCGAGTGCAGCAAATTAGAGGAGGGCGTATAGTCGATCTGCGCGCGAAGGGCGTTATCGCGGAAGAGACCATCCGTACAATCGGGGCAATATTTCCCCTTCCCATCGATACTACCCTGGACAAGATGATTTACGGCGCCCGAGAACAAGTGTCAGCCCACCCAGACGCTCGCATCGTAGCCGATGCAGCCCACGCTGTCGTTTGGAACAGGATCGCAGACGCGATTCGTTATGACACGCGCCCGCTGGACTAACGTGATTGGGTGGTCATAGACGTCGGAGGTAAACGCGGTACCGCGACATACGTCTCCGATTTGTTGAAATCGCTCGGGTAAGCCAGGAAACATTATAACTCTGTCTTCTTTTACAGCATAAGGCTAAACGACGATCACTACGACCATGAAGCTATCGCGGAATGGGGCCATGACGTGCCAGGATTCACGTTACCGTACCCGGGAGGAGAGTCAGCGACGGTTCGCTTCGGCCACGCAGTCATGTCTTGGTAGTAAGTGGACACCACCGAACACGCCGCGAAATACATTTTCGTCCACAACGACACTGC